GTGAAATTTTAAATTGTGAAGTAGGATACATAGCACAAGAAGTATCAACAGGATCATCAGGTTTAGGAATTACAGTAACAGCAGATACAGCAAGACCGTATATTTATGCTGATACAGTAGTTCATTGGCCAAGTGGAACCAAAGTTGATTATGTCAACAGTTGGGGATTAACAATAAATAATAATTTGGAAGCGAAACACTATGCTAATGGAAGCAAAGAAGTTTACTTACCACAACCTTTAAACAGAGATTATGAGTTATCAATATCTGTAGATTCAACATCAGATAAAGCATACGAATATTATAATCAGTATTACAAAGGTGGAAGTGAGTTCAATTTATTGCTAGAAGTTAATATAGCAAGTCCAGCTAAGAAATTATTTGTTTCATTAAGTGGTTGTGAAATCACACAAATGGAAACCCCATCACCAATAGAGGGAATAGATGAACAAACGATGACAATAACACCAAAGAGTTGTGCTGCAGTAGCAACCGACGCGATTTCCTCCTATAATCCTTGGTAGTAAGGATTATACGATACACTTATATACTACCTAGGGATTTATAACCTTAGGTGATATAAATGTTATCAGAAGAACATAAGAAAAAGATTAGTGAATCGATAAAGAGGAGATGGAAAGAAGGAAAACAAAAAACAGTTACTAAATGCTCAATTTGTGGAGCATTTTTAGGTAAAAACCATAATTGTGAAAATAATTGGAAAAAGATGAGTGAAACAAAAAAGAAAAATCCCACAAGATATTGGTTAGGAAAACATAGAAGTCGAAAAACAATAGATGCTATGCAGAGAGGGAGAGAATTATATGATGTTCCAAAAGGAAGTAATTCACCATTTTGGAAAGGTGGTAATCCTAGTCTCTGGAGAAATAATGCAAGAAAGATAATGGCAAAAAAATTAGGAAGAGAATTAAAAACAACAGAAATAGTTCATCATATTGATGGTGATTACACAAACAACACAATAAAAAATTTAGTTATTACTAATAGAAAAGAACATATAAACATTCATCGTCAAGATTTGATAGATGGATTAAACAAATAACTCAGAGGAGGTGCTTTAAATGGCATATTTAGACCTAAATCAGGCAGTCTTTCAGAGAGACGAAAATAAAAAGTTGATTCCGCAAGAAGTGGTATTGGAATCAATAGATAGTAAACCACTAATGAAATTAACACCTTTACTTAAAGGTGAGATACAAAGAGTAGTCGCAGCTGCAAAAAGTAGCAGTGAAAAAGAGAAGCAGTTAGATGATGAAATTATTTCTCAGCATACAATCGAGCCTAATATAACTTTAGAGAAGACTAAAGATTTAAAATTAGCTTATGCTGAAGCGATAATTGTAGCATTAATGTCAATAAGTGTTGGCAAATCACAAGTTGAAGTAAAGAAAATGATGAGAGATTCAACTGCTTTAAAAGTATTAGAGGAAGAGAATTTTTTATCGAAAAAAGGTTAAATAGCGATAGGAGTTTAGCCTTTTTCCTACATGACAGAGGATATAATTTTTTTACAATTCCTCAATTAATTCCCGTCGAGATTACTTATTTGATTGATGAGTTTAATAAACAAGAAAGAAAAAAACAACAAGCACAAAAGAAAGCTAAGTCAAAAAGGAGAAAAAAATAAAAATGGTATTAGGAGGAATGGGTGGAGCAGTAATGGGAGGTCTCGCAGGTGGAGCCGTTGTTTCTATAGTTATAAATGGTGTTGATAGTTTTAGTAAAACATTTACTAAAGCAGGAATTGGATTAAAAGGTTTAGCTGCTACAGCAGGAGTTGCAGGAATTGCAGTTGCTGCAGGAATTGCAGTAATAGGAGTTCAATCTGTTAAAACATTCGCAAAAGTTGAAACAGGATTTGCTCAGGTAAATACTTTACTAGGTGAAGGAGAAGATTCTTATGAATTATATGGTGATGCTATTAGAAAAGTTAGCAATGAAATGGGTCTTCAAGGTGGAGAAGTTGCTGCATTATCTGGACTATATCAAACAATTTCAGCAGGTATAACAGATACAGCCGAAGCAGAAGAATTCTTATTAGCAGCATCTACCGCAGCAGTTGGTGGAAGTGCAGAATTAAGTTCTGTTATTAATGTTGGAACAAAAACAATGGCTGCATTTGGGGATGAAGCGGGTTCGGCAACAGATGTAATGGATACATTCGCAGCAGCTGTAGTAGCAGGACAAACAACAATGCCTGAATTAGCTAATGCTTTTCCAAAGGTAGCAGGATTAGCAGCAGAAATGGGGATGTCATTAGATGAAACTGCAGGAGCATTTGCAGGATTAACTAAAATTATGGGGAACAGTGATGTAACAGCTACTGGTATGAAAGCTACATTAACTCAATTATTAAAACCACAAGCAGATTTACAAGCAGGATTAGAAAGTATAGGGTTTGCATCAGGAAAAGCAGCGATAGAGGAACTTGGTTTAGTTGGTACATTAGATGCATTACAAAAATCAGTTGGTGGGGATGTAGTTGCTTTAGGTAATATGTTTGGAAATGTAAGAGCAATAACAACTGTTCTTCCAGCAGTAGGAAAAGCAGCAGATGAAATATCAGATTCAATGGATATTATGGCTAATAAAACAGGGCTATCTTCAAAACAATTTGGGGACATGGATGCAACAGCGGCACAAGGATTTACTAAATTAAAGAATACAGTTGCAGGAATGATTTCTGATATTGGTAGAATAATTACTCCAGCATTAATGCCTCTTGTTACAGTAATGGCTGACTTTTTTGCAAAAATTGATATAGAAAAAATTAAAACATTCGCCATTGCTATGAAGAAAACCTTACTACCTATATGGGAAGGATTTAAAAATCTTATAAAAGAAATAATGCCTATTGTTAAATTATTTTGGAACGCTATGGTTGAGAGAATGAAAATAATATTACCAATAGCTAAAGATTTATTTATAAAAACTTTTGAAATTGCTAAAGATTTATTTAAGACAATAGCACCTATTGTTGAAGGATTTTTTGAAAAAACAAATGAGGCATTAAAAGTTATATTACCAATAGCTAAAGATATTTTTGTTAAAACTTTAGAAATTGGTTTGGATATGTTTAAAAAAATAGTTCCTATTGCTATGTTTTTATGGGATAATATTAAAGATATGCTTAAAGTTATATTACCGCCAGCAAAGGATTTCTTTATGAAAGTTTTATCATTTGGTAAAAAAATATTTGATGGTATAGTAGAAGTAATAAATAGAAACAAACCAACAATAGAATCGCTATTTAAAAATATGGGAGTACTTGGTGCTATTTTATTTAAAGTTCTTGGGCATGTATTTGACATATTAGGTAATGTATGGGATATAATAGTAGATTCAGGTTTATTAGATATAATGATTATGGGATTTGACAGAGTTGTTAGGATTGTAAAAATGTTAGCAAGTTGGCTTGAACCTGTATTTAGTATATTAAGTAGTATATTTGAAGTAATTTCAGATGTTATACATGCTTTGGCTAATAGTAAATTTGGACAATTTATAGCAGGAGCGTTTAAAGCAGGGAAACAAATAGGTGATAGTGTAATAGATGCTCTTACGTTTGATGATTTTATGATTGCTCCTGGAGGGCAACCTATGGCTATTAATCCAAATGATACTATTGTAGGGTATAAAGGAGATTCTCCATTTGGAGGAGGAGTCACGGTTAATATTGAAAATATATATGGAACAGACCCTTCTGAAATGTCAGCAGCACTAGAAGAAAATTTAATGGGGAAGATTTCACTATGACGATAGTACAGAAATTTGAAGTTGCAGGTACTGGGTATAATGTGAATACTCTAAAAGTAACATCAAACATAGGAGATTTTAATTCAGCGAGCACATTTGATGCTGTTGTAAAGAACCCAAATAATAAATATGACGATGTACTTACAATAGGAAAAGAAGTTATTATTTATGCAGACAAAGATACAGACCCACCAACAACAAAAATATTCACAGGATTAATCGAAAGTGCAATTCGCAAAGGTGTGGAACAAGATAGTATTCTTACAATCAAAGGTCGTGATTATTCTAAATTATTAATGGATGTTATTGTTGAACCTGAAATATACACAGACCAAGAAGTTAGTGTAACTGTTAAAGATTTAATGACTAAATATATATCAGATTTAACAGTGGTAAATGTAGCAGTAACAACAGTAACACTAGAAAGAATATCATTTAATAATATAAGTGTATATGATGCAATTAAAAAATTAGCAGAAAAAGCAAACTTTTATTTTTATGTGGATACTGACAAGGATTTACATTTTTCAGAAAAAGAAAGTAACCCAAGTGGGTTAACTTTAGATAATACAAATGTAATTAATAGTACATTTTCAGAAACATCAAGAGAAATATATAATAATGTTTGGGTATATGGTGATAGAATTTTGTCAGGATGGACTAATAGTTTTACTGGAGATGGAGTTGGTAGCGTATTTACTTTAGATTACAAACCTCATAACACTAAAAATTTTGTTGATGATGTATTACAAAAAGGTGGGATATTTGAAATGATGGCACTCGCTCCAACACCAGGAATACATTATTTAGTTAATTATGATGAACAACAGATAATATATGTAGAAACAGATACAGAAAATAATATTCCAGCAATTGGTGCTGATATATTAATCAATTATGATAGAAGTACACCTATTATTAAATATGGAGTTAATAGAGAAAGTGAAAGAATATATGGTAAGAAAGATAAAGTAATTGTTGATTTAAATATTAAAGACCCAAGAGAAGCTAAACAGATAGTTTTACAAACATTAGAAGAATATTCGTCATCACGTATTCAAGGTACAGTAAATATCAAAGGTATTGTTAGTACGATAGCTGGGAATACAATTAAAATTAATTTACCAGAATCATCTATTAATAATCAAACTTATCAAATATTATCAGTATCTTATAATTTCAATTCAACTACTATACAAAATGAAAAGGTTGTATCGATAACAGTTTCAAAAAAATTATTGGATTTAACAGATACATTAAAAGATATGTTAATACAACTTAAACAATTACAAGCACAAAATCAAACTTCAGATGACGTAATTTCAAGATTAGAAACAGACCAAATAGATCAAAAATTTAGAGTAAAAGAATGGAAAGTAATAAAATCAGAAGTAGAAAATTCATTTATTCTTGGTGGTGCTGTAAATGGAATATTAGGTAGCCCACAAGTAGCTGCAAATGGTTCTCAGCTTGAATTGGGTTCAAGTTCATTTACATCAGTAATAGTTACAAGTGGAACAGAAGCGAGTGGTGGAGCAACATGGCCAACAGCTTGGGAAACTTGGGGACAACTTCCAGAATATACATAATGAGGTAATTAAAGATGACAGATGTAAACTTAGTTTCAGGTGCTTCGGGATTTTTAGAAGCTGATTTCAATCAAATAAAAGATATTATTCAAGATGGTGGAGTAAATGCAATACTTACTAGTATAAATCAAACCACAACTACTGGGAATGCTTTAAGTGTTACAAGAGATTTAGCTTTAGCTAGTACTGATAGTCCAGTTGTTAGTATTACACAGGATAATACAGGAGATGACCAATCAGCTTTAAACATTCAACAAGATGGGAGTGGTAATTATATTACAGCAGGAAATTTTGTAATAACTTCAGATGGTAATGTTGGAATAGGAATAACAAGCCCTGCTTCATTACTTAGTGTTGCTGCTACTGGAAATTCAGTTGATGCTGAACTAAGATTAGAAGGTACAAATTCTGGTGGTTCTTCTGCAGCTGATAGTATTATTGCATCTACTTCACTTGATGGAGGAACATCCTCTGGATTAATTTTCAAAACAAGAGACGTAGGTGGTACAATATCTGAGAAAATGAGAATATTAAATATTGGTAATGTTGGAATCGGAACAGCAACTCCAGTATCAAAGTTACATATAGAAGGAGCAAATTTTAATACAAGTGGTATAAGACAATATAGAACAAGTAACACACAAGGTTGGAACTGGATAATTTCATCAGGGAATGAATATATATTAAGAGAAGGTGATATATTAACAGCAGCAGATTATTTTATTGTTGATAATACTGGTAATGTAACAATTACTGGAACAGTAAAAATAGGAGCTTATACACTTCCTGCAACAGATGGAACAAACGGACAAGTTTTAATGACAAATGGAAGTGGAGTTTTAACTTGGACAACACCTTAATTAAGGAGATGAAAACAATGAATGATTATAAAAAAATAGGAAATAGATGTTATAAGAAAGAGAAGAGTGAAGACGGTAAACTAGAAATAATCAAAGCAACTT